TTAATAATATTAATAATTGAATATGACATTTCAATCGATCCATATACTAGAGCATTTGAAGTAATATTTTGTAAAGCTCCTGTAATTACACTTAATCTTGATTCAAGATCTGTATCAATTGGTCTTGGATCAAATTCTAGTGGTATTACTCTATCATTAATACGAACAAATGTTTTCTTAGACGGGTCCAAATTAAAAGGAAATAAAACTGAACCCGAAAGTAATTTATTAATTTGTGTTAATGTTAATGTAATTTTATTAAGTCCATGTTGTAATTCAACTTCATTCGTTTTATTTAAATCAGAATGAATACCTAGGAAAATTTCTGATAAATCCTCAATATTTGTAAATTTAATAGTTGGACCAAATGCAGTCATAATTGCACGATCTCCAAATAAGATAGGAGTGAATGATCCACCTAAGGATTTGATATATAATACTAATTGTTGAGCTTTAGATGCATAATTATCATAACCTTGACCGTCTGTAAACATAAATACTTTGGGAATAATTTGTTGTTGATTATATCTAGATAAAATATCATTAACACTATTGATAAACGGTATAAAATATGTACTACCGCCTATATTATTGTAATTATCTAATGTCCTTAGTTGACCATTAATTTTTGGATATGATGATGCTGGGAAGCATGTACTTTCGGTTGCATATGGTATAAACCATATATCTTCACATAATGGATCATCTTTATATATCTGTTGTGCGATAGCGTCAATTATAGGTTTGTCATTTTCCATAGATCCTGAATAATCTAAACCAGCAATGACAACAGTTTTTTTATCATTAGTATTAGAGAGTTCTTCGCCATCATAATCAATTTCAATATTGATTATTTGACCATTTAATCTAAATCTATTTTTACTAATAGATTTTACTTGTTCTGTTCCTGTTCCAGACCTAGATCTGATAACATATTGAAAACCGACTTGGTTAATAGTTTGAGTAGTAATAGTTTGGCTCATTATAAATTTAATATTATATTAATTAAATAATTAATTTCAATTTTTTTATCTTTTATTATTTATAAATAATAAAAGGTAAAATTTATACTAAAATAACATATCAAATTTAAATTCATATTTATCAAAATCAAAATCCCAATCATTAAATAATCCACCATTTTTAATTTTAATGGGACTTAAAGTTTCATCTTTCTTAATAATATTTAATTTTTCATTTAAATTTAAATTATCATCTTCAAATGTTTTTAATAATTTTTGTTTATTAAAATGATTAATAATTTTTTCTAAATCTTTATCAATTTCAGTATCATTAAATCTTTCATCATAGCCAGCTCTGTTAGGATTAATTATTGATTTATTAGTATTTAGTGCAATCATATTAGCCCATCTATTATTAATAGATTTAATTATAGTATTATCAATGTTATCTGGTATATAATCATCAAGTGCTAATTTATTAATTAGATTAAATTTTTTTATTCCATGATATAAAAATAAAGATAAAAATATTCTGAACATATAATATACTTATATAATAATTATAATATATTATCAATTTTTATTATATATATATATATATATGGATTATAAAGTTAAGTATTTAAAATATAAAAATAAATATTTAAGTTTGAAAGAACAAATTGGCTCTTCAAGAAAGTCGTTTGGTTATATGTCTGGTAGACAGATTGAACATGAACGTGATAGCGCATGTAGTATATTAGAAAAATGTGGGTATTCTTGTGATTATGCAGATAATAAAGAACTTGTATATGATTTAGAATATTGGACTAATGATGTGTATAATTATGATGAAGAAACAGATGGTGTATTACCTCTCGATCCATTTACTTTAGTATTACAATCTATTCATTTAGGAAATTTAGAACAATTTAAAAGTAATTTAGTTATTTTATTTAATGAAAGTCAATATCAAAAGTTTTTATCACATGCATTAGATTTAGTAAAGGAAAATAACCCTATCCGAAGAAATTCATTAGAAATTCTTGAACGAATAGTTAATACAGGTGTACCAATGGATAAACAAAAATATTTTTTACATGATATCTTTAAGTCAGATACTGATGAAATACGTAGGAGGCAAATACTTGAAATATTAATTAAACATAATTATAATATTAATATTCAAGATAGGGATGGAAATACACTTTTACATTTAGCAACTATACCTAGAAGAAAAAATCTTAATATAATAACAATGCTACTTGATAATGGTGCTGATGTTTCTATACAAAATAATCATGGTGAAATACCTATAGATATCAATCATCCAAAAATTATTCCGATAGTTTTAAAATGGCATAATAATGAACTATTGATGAAAGCAATATATGAAAATAATTTAGATAGAGTTAGAGAAATTATAAAATCTAGACATGATACTTCAACATATGCAAGTAGAGCAAGAGGACCTGAACTATATAAAGATGAAATAATATTAGCAACTAAATTTAATCGTTTAGAGATTTTAGAAATATTATTTGAAAATGGAATTAGAATTAATCCAGATATTATTAAAAATTCATTAGATCAAACACCACTTCATATAGCTGCAAGTAAAGGATATGCTAGGCTTTTCGATATATTAAAAAAAATGAGTACTCCTGTCTAAAAATCTTCAATCAAATTAAAACTAGATTCACGACTAGTATTTAAAACAGATGATTTTTGATATTGTGTTGGTCTAGATTCAAAAAAATTAGTTTTACCTTCCATACTTATACTTTCCATAAAGTCAAATGGATTAGTTGTTCCCCAAATTTTTTCATAATTTAATTGTAATAGTAAACGATCGGCAACAAATTGTATATATTCAATCATTGATTCATTATTCATACCAAGTAGTGAACATGGTAATGATTCACAAATAAATTCTTTTTCTATTTCAACGGCTTCTTTAAACATTTCATGAATTATTTCTTGATCTAATTTATTTTTAATCATTGAATATAATAATATTGCAAAATCACAATGGAGTGATTCATCACGCGCAATTAATTCATTCGAATCACATAAACCTGGCATTAAATTTTTCTTTTTAATCCAAAAGATAGAACAAAAACTACCTGAAAAAAATATACCTTCAACAATTGCAAAGGCTATCAATCTTTGTGCAAATGGTGCATTTGATTCAATCCATTTTTGAGCCCATTTTGCTTTTTTACTAATACATGGATATTCAGCAATTGCATTAAATAATTTATTTTTCTCATCATTATCTCTAATTATATTATCAATCATTAATGAATACACTTCACTATGAACATTTTCCATCATCATTTGATAATTATAAGTAATAATTGCTTCTCTAATTTGAACATCTTTAATAAATCTTTCTCCAATGTTGATATTGACGATTGTATCAGATGCAGCAAAGAAAGCTAATACCATTTTGATAAAATGTTGTTCATTATTTGATAATTTATTGTTATAATCATCAAAATCATTTGAAAAATCTATTTCTTCAGCTGTCCAAAATGCTGCCACTTGAGTTTTATAGGCTGACCAAATATTTTCATATTTGATTGGATAAACTGTTAATCTATTATTGTTAAGATCTAATAATGGTTCTGACATATTATATATAATTATATATACATAAAATTAATTAAACAATTTTTTTATATAGTAAAAATAAATATTTTATATGTAATAATAATATATGTCATTTTTATCTGAATCTTATGATAGACCTAAATTAATTGAAACAAAAGTGATAAAAAAAATTATTAATGAACAAAATAGTCAAGTATCATTTGATACAAAAGTTAAAAATTATTTTATATCTTTTATTAAAATTCATTATAAAGTTGTTATAGGTGTTATATTTATATTAGCTTGTTTATATTGGAGATATAATGAAATTAAAAAAAGAAGAAAAATTAGTGAAGAATATGAAAAAATGTAAGAATATAATACGAGTGAAGAGTATTGAATAACATAAACTTAAATATTTAAGTATTATAATAAAATATCATTTAAAGATATTTTATTATAAAATATAATGACTAATTTATATGAAAAAATTAAAGATTTCATTTCACATTTAAATCAAGTATTTCCAGATACAAGTATTCTTAATTTAGTTGATAATGAATCTAATGATTTATTATTAGAACGTGCTAAACAATTAAATAATTCATTAAACACTAGCAATTTTGCGAATTTACTAAAAAATAGAATTAAAATATTTTCACATAAAGATCCTATTACTTTAAAAATTTCAGAAAGTTTTTTTGGTCCTGAATTAACTTTAAAAAAGATATTTAATAATCAAGAAGAAACCATTAAATTAGTTTTTTGGAAAGATCTTAAAGATATTTTATTAGCTTATAATGAAGACGTTGTTTCAAAAGACCCTGAAAATAAAAAAGCATTAGGTAGAATTAGTGATTTAACATCAGAAGATAAACCTATTTTTGATCCAAAAGAAGGAATCAATAAAATTTTAAATACTGATAATTTAAATGAAACAACAAATGATTTGATTAATGATATATTCGGTAGTTTTGAAAGTTCATTATCTGGTTCTAATGGAAATCCTTTTAGTAACATTTTACAAATAAGTCAAACAATTACTGATAAATATAAAGATAAAATTGAAAACGGTGATATAAACTTAGATGACTTATTAAAAAATATGACAAATTTACCAGGTATGGAAAATATGAGTGGTATGGTAGATATGTTAAGTAAGCAAATGACATCAGCAACTACTAAAGAACCAGAAGAAAAAGTAATTATTGATGAAAATTTTTCAACTGCAAATGTTGAACAAGGTGAAGTTAAAGATGAAAAAGCAATGGATGTGTCATCATTATTAAAAACAATGGATTCATTTAGTTCTATTACTGGTGGTTTAGGTAATCCATTATTCGGTGGTAATACTGAAGGTGAAGGACCTGATATGAATAAAATAATGGGCTTATTTAGTAAGTTAGGAAATATTAGTGATCCTTCAGAGATTAATAATGTATTTGAAAATGAGTTAGGAATTGATATTAATAAATTTACAAATGAAATGAGTAAAGTATTAGAAAAATAAAAATTGAATTTTAAATATATTACAAGCTTAGTTAATTATAATGTAGCGATTGGATTCAGCAATTAACTGAAGCTATTTGATTCTTTTGAATCAAAAACCAACCAATCAGTAATTTAAGGTATATAGTATTTGGATTCAGCAATTAACTGAATATTTTTGATTCGTTTTGAATCATAATCAACCAAATAGTAACTAATGTTTAGATTCAGCAATTCT